GTGTCCTGTGGCTATCAAAAAACCTACCCCCCTTGCTTGAATTACATGATGAGCATAACACTTGAAGATTATTTAGGTTGTCATCACCGCCTAAGCTTCTAGGTACGATGTGATCTACTGTAAGCATCTCTTCAGTTCCGCAAGCTTGGCAGCATCTATCCCTGTTGATTACTTGTTGCCTTATGCGTCTCCATTTACTTGAGCCGCCTTTAGATGTAAGTGCTGAGCTACTCAATGCCAGCCTCTATCCTGAAAGTGTTGCCATGCTTTACATGCTGATCCATTGTATCTATGTTCCAAGTATCTCATGTGTAACTGGATCTGTTGCATAGGGTTCATGTCTTTAGCTATTGGGTTCTTTATCTGTAGTAATCCATAAACTCTATGAGTACCAGTTAAGTTGCCAATGGCTTTGTGATTCCATGCTGATTCTTTGCTTATCAATCTTCTTATGCATTTAGCCTCATGCTTTGGCATTGTGGCATTTATGTATTTTCTAGGGTTGTATTTAAAGCTATCTATTGAGCCCGTATTAGCATCCGCCATTGGTGAGAATAGAGCTATCCCAATAGCGAGGACTACCGAGCGAGCTATCCGCGAGCGGCTCGCTCTGAGCCCCTGATGGGCTCTAGCCCTGAGAGTACCGTACATGTCAAGCTCCTAACTATAAGTGCTGGTCAAAGCGGCGTGGCGTTTATTTATCTCACTCTGTTTTGACTAACTCGATGCAAAGCTGCTGCATTTTCTTCTCCAATAGCAAAGTACATTGTCCTAAACATAATTACCCTCTCAGTACCATCTGCACGCACAAACTTGAAGTTATACTCACATGGCACAACAGCATCGCTACCTTGCCACATCTTGTCCCACCATTTTCCTCTAGTCATAGGCAGCAAAGCAATGCCCTTGCCATGAGCTAGGAACTTATCTACCCAAGGCGTTGGCGTGCTATATGGTGGATTCATCCAGACATTGCCATACCACTCTTGCTCCAACCCATTGTCTGCTTCTGTAAAGTACTTTGGCGCTATATTCCTTCCGCCTTCTGGCGAACATACATCTAGGTCAAATGGCACATTTAAAGCTTCAAAGACCCAAGCTGGCGTGTAATGCTCATCGCCCTTTTCTATTTTTCTCCCATAACCGCTCATTGAACTTTGTATCCATTTCTCTCTAGGCTCATAAATACCATTTTGGCAACTCGAGCTGGTGTGTCGGGTAAGCCATACTCATAGGCGTCCCATAGATCTTTAGCTAAATCAAGAACTTGCTTACTTGTCATTTATCCTTGCCCCATCCCTTGCCCTTAAAGTGAATGGGATTAGCTGTAAATGTTTTCACCATTGGCTCATTGCAATATGTACAAAGAACTGTTGGTTTGTCGTACCAGCCGTGATGTAGCTCATTCTTTAGTCCGCATCTCTGGCATTTGTAATCGTAGGCTGGCATGTTAAGCATCTCCTGATCATATAAGACCCACAAGCATCACAACGGTCAATAGATGCGTCTGTAGGTTCTTTGTCTAGGTGACCGTATTTCAATTCTAGCAAGGGCAGCAGATCCTCTAAACGGATAATGGCGGCATACTCACGCACATCTTCTCCCTGTCCGTTTAATCTCAGAACTGCAAAGCCTAATTCCCCCGAAATGGCTGTGCGAGCTTTTATCTGAGAGAGGACTGCCTTAGGTTGGAATCCAGTACGCGCTTTGACCTCGCAGTCAAAAGGTACATTCTGGATATCCTTCCCCTTTCCGCGACCAACGGATGCGAATTCCCAGACTGACGATAGGTAGTCAGCCACAAGTCGCTCGGTCGCGAAACCTCTGTATTTCCTGTGTTGGCTAGCCATTTACCGCATGACATTTTCTGCACTGCCACGCGCCAACTGTTGGCTGCTCATCTTTAATCACTATGTTTGCAACAATGTCTCTAGCTTCTGTTGGTGCATTGCATAGCTGGCAATTCACAATCTCTATGAATGGAATATCATCAAAGTTAACCCATCCACCCAAGCCATCTGCATTATGGACTTCTATGTATCCCATTATGCTCTCGCCTTCTGTGGTTCCCATGTTCCTTGACTTGAAAGCTGATACCAAAGCGTTGGACATTTAGGCTCTGCTCCTTGGACTCCAATATGTCGGCAGAAGTAGCCACCCCATGCGCGACCATTCTTGTTGCCATCCTTGAACTCCATTTCTCCATGCTTACAGCTTGGCACTACCTTGGCAGTTCCTAATATCTCAGAAACCGTATTAAGCGCTGCATCTATTGTCACTGGCGCTGGCACTTCTCTAATTGATTCGTCCTGCTCTCCAAATGGTGTAGTCCAGTAATCCTTCTCAACTTTAGGAGCTGGAGCCTTTACCACTTTGGTCATTTCTTCGCGGCTTGGGCGCTTTCCCTTAGGAGCATAACCTGCATTTGCAAGCGCTCGACCGATCGCCGATGTTTCGCAATTCTCCAGTGCTGAAGTCTGATTAACGCCTCTACTAGTAACCGTCTCCTCAGCGAGCCCAGTTGCCCATGCAACGCTGTCTGTAGCAGTTTTGTATAGATAAGCTTTAACAACATATCTATTGCTCTCGATAACCTCCAGCTCAGTTGCAATCCTGAAATCTGGGTAGTCTTTGATAAACTTTTCAAGTCTTACCTCCACTGGTTCATAATCTGCCAAATTAAACATATAGTTCATCCTCTTCTGTTTTGAGTTCGCACGCGAGCGCCAGATAGGCACATGCATCTATGTAAGAATCAAGGTGTCCCGGGGTTTCTTGGATTCTTGAGAGCTTGACTTCGACCATTGATAAGCAAGCTTCATAGTCTTGGACTGGGATATCAAATAGATTGGATAACCTCCGAGCAATCCTATCTTGGTTGATTTTTGGATGACCGTAGATTGCACCACGATCTTTAATGATGTCTGTTGCTGTGAGTAGGACTTCACTGGCTTTCATTCTGCCCAGAATTCTTGGCGATTGACTGCCCTGCCTCGGTGGTATCCCTCGCGAAAGCCGCGTTGGTAGTTATTATGTGCCACAGTTTCATAAATCATTGCAACCCCAACTGGAATCACAACCAAGAAGATAAAAAAGAACCATGTGTCGCTCATTATGCAGCCACCAATTCCTTCTTGACGAGCATAATTAACTCAGCTCTTGTGTTGTAGCCGCGCATTGTGCAGAGGTTGATTTCTTTTACCATCTGATCAACCAAGGCATTTGATAGACCTAGATTAGCTGCATGGCGTGATACTAGTGTTTCTAACAAATTATCTAGCTTGTTCATTTTTAGCTCCCTATCGTTCTAGCACCCTTGGCTAGCAACAGGCTTAGTGTTGCACAAAGCTAGGAGAAATGGCGCTTATTTTGATAACGAAATGGTAACGATTCTGCATCATCGACTGCGTTATCTATCGAGCGCCTGAGGGGTACTAGATCCCTAACGAGGTCGTCCATATACTTTGCCGTTCACTAGAAATGTGCCGTTCTTCTCTATGTAAATAAGGTCAACTTGGACATTCTTGTTGTGAACATACATAATGGCGAAAGCTTGCTGCCAATTAGCCGTTCCCTTCGTGTATGCGGCTTGTTTGAAGTCCATTAGGTTCGAATATTATCTCTGGGCATACCCACAGGGCATGCAGAACGCGCCCCATTCGCCCTCCTATGGCTTCTGAGAAGGATGTCCTGCCTGCCCTGTGGGTATGCCCAGAGATAATATTCGAGCCTGTACGCCTAGCAGCTTCCAAGGCACTGAGACCGCCATGTGGCTTTATAGGCGTATGGTCGCCATGAACTGCCACCCAGTTGGGCGCAAGCTGCATAGGCTTCTTGTGGAAGGTAATCCCAAGCTCATCAAACTTCATAAACTTTTCAAAGCGAAGCTCTGGCAAAGATAAGAAGCTAGGTATTTTCTTCATAATCACATTGTAAAGACGGTCTGTGTGATTGGAGCGAATGCAATCGGTAACCCCTAGGTCCCAGAGAAGCTCAACGCATCGGTCGCGGTCATCGCCCAAAGTCTGCGAATATGCCTCAGGGGTGGACTCACTCCATTTGCTGATTGTATTGAAATCGATTTCATCGCCGATCGTTACTGTTTGATCTGGCTTAAAGGTTTGTAAGAATTTAGCGATATTCCTTGTTACATGCACATCTTCAAACGGTACTTGAAGATCGGACAGAATCACTATTCGCTTAATCGTCTTCCTCATCCTCGTAGTCGCCAAACCGCTCTGGTTCGACTGGGCTAGGCAAGATCCATGCTGGGTAAGACTGAGGCTCTGTAATCATGAACAGAGCTATTGACTCAGTAAAGCCAGCCTTCCTTAGGGATTTATAGAATTCGTGCAAGCCAATGCAATAAGCGTCAAGCTCTGAGTAGCCTTGATCTTCCAATGCTTTGCTTGCTTTTCTTGCCATGTGCTAAGTCTTACCTCTCTAAGATGCGAAGTATGGTATCAACACGCCCTCGAAGCTCTGAAATTTCATCGCGAAGGCTAGAGCCAGAGTTCGGCTTAAGTTCGTTTAGGTAGTGCTTTACTAACCAGCGCACCGAGCCAATAAATGAACCAATAACGGTCGTGGCAGCAACAGCAAGAGCCGCCATGTCCTGCGCATCCATTATCGTTTTGGTGTTGCATATCCAAATATGCCTGAAAGTACTGACCACAAAATGGCGCGGTAATCAATATCAAAGTTAGTCGCTGACCATGCTGCTAGGAATGCTCCAGCTGCAAGGAATAGTGGGTTCTTTAGTTTCATGCTTTGCCTCCTAGAAGTGGGATTTGAAAAAACGAGCGATCCTCATCGCCAGCCTTTGTGAAGCTAATGTGAATGTGCGAAATGTGCGGGTTTGTACCTCTGTATTTAACCCAGCGCCAGAGCGTTCTTTTGCTTGCAATTCGCTTATTAAAAATGACATATGCAATGCGCTTGCTTGACTTGGCGTGAGTTCGTATCTGATCGGCAAGGTAATGAGCTGTGGCATCTTTCCCATCGAGAGAAGCATCGAGATCGAAAGCACGGACATACCCTGTACGAACGCAAGGGTTGTGATCGCTCTTTGAGGCTGCGTGCCGTGCATCACCAATGGTTCCGTCAGAACGACGGTCTCTGTCAGGATAAGCATCGTCTGCCTGCTCTCTAAACTGGATTACAGATTTACTAAGTCGAGCTTTCATCCAAGTATTAGAGCTGCTTCATCGGCTGTTAAACCTAAGCGATTAAGGATTTCTGCGCGAGCAGTTGCCTTTGCTTCTGCTTGTGCTTTCTTAGCTGCTTCTGCCGCTTGGTCTGCCTGATATTGGGCAAATTCATCATCTGTCATTTCTCTGTCAATAACCTCATTGGTTTCGACATTGTGGATTCTAATAATTGGATGTGTTGTTGTTTTAGGCATTATTTCACTCCGTAAAGTAGGACGGTTCCACCGTTCATGTTTGCACCTGCATAATTAAAAACCAAAGATGTAATTGCCGTGTTTGACCTAAAATAACCGCCAGCAGTAATTGGGCTTCTTGTGCTAGCACCTGTTTGATAACCGCCCTCAAACGCATAAGATTTATAACGGGTTGATGATGTGTAGTTGTTGATTTCTACTGACCAAATACTGTTTAGGCTTGTTCGGTCTGTGCTAGAACCAGCACTCAAATAAATGCCATAACCAACATTGGTGCTTGCTCCATTACTGTTCACATAGGCTTGGTCGCACAGATTGGTAACACCGTTTGGACGAACCTCAAAAGCTTCGTCATTGCCAGCACTTGTTGTTACTCCTTGAATAACTAAAAATAAAGAATTGTAAGTTTGTGGAATTGATGAAAGCGTGGTGGTTGTGCCTGACAATGAAGTTGTGCTAATCAAAGTCATGCCACCTGCGGAAATATCTGCCCATGCTGGTACGCCACCTGAAATGCTTAAATACTGCCCATTGCTTCCAATGCCAAGACGGGTGTTTGTGTTAGCTGTTGATGAACGGTACTCAATATCTCCAAGGGTTGTTGAAGGGTTAAGAGCCTTGGTAGTGGTGTCAATAGAAGAACCAAGCGTGCGAATAGCGGCAGCGCCATCCTTAACTAGGTCTGTATCGTCTGGGGTTTCCCAAGCGTAG